AAAAGAGGTTATTTATATTCCAACAGAAGCAGGTTTACCAATCCTAGAAGCTGGTAAAAGATAGTCGATGGGGAGATAATAAATAAAATTATGGAAGAAATAAAACAAAAAGCAAGGGAAGGATTAGACGAATTGATGACAGATGAAAACCTGTCGAACTACAAAGCCCATACTAAAACAAATGTCTATAATCTATTTGAAGACCTCCTCTCACAAGCACTTCAAAAACAGAGAGAAGAAATAATTAAACTAATAAAAACCCCAATGTCTACAGAGTTTGAAGACCCAGAGGAAGAAAGTGCTGACTACTCTATAGAAGATTTCAGGGCAAGGCTATTATCAAATCTAACAACTAAATAGCAATATATGAAAAAAATAAATACACCAGTGGTTTGCATTAAAGATGATTTTTATTTAGCAATACCAATAAATGCAATATGGCACAACTTTTTCTCAACATTAGCAATGAAAGATGAAGATAATTGCGAAAAACTCTTTATAAAAACAATCGTAAGAAATAATGAAGTTTGGGAATTAATAAAAAATATGCACAAAAGGTCTTAACACTTAATTCAAACTATGAAGATACTAAACTTATACGCAGGAATAGGAGGGAATAGAAAACTCTGGGGAAATGAACACGAAATTACAGCAGTGGAATTAGACCCGAATATAGCAAAAATATATCAAGACTTTTTCCCAAATGATAAAGTAATTGTAGGAGATGCTCACGAATACTTACAACAACATTACAAAGAGTTTGACTTTATCTGGACTTCACCACCTTGTCCAACTCATAGCCGAATGAATTTCCTATCTAACTTAGATAAGAATGCTAAATACCCTGATATGAAATTGTACGAGGAAATATTACTTCTACAAACTTGGTTCAAAGGAAAGTATGTAGTTGAAAATGTTAGAAGTTATTACAACCCACTTATTAAACCTCAAGAAATCCAAAGTCATTATTTCTGGTCAAATATCCAAATACCAGATACAGGACTTGCAAGAAAAAAAGTAAGAAATGACAAAGGGCAAACACTAGCAGTAAAAATGGCTCAACAAGATATGCAAATTAAAAACTTCTATGATTATAAAAAAGACAAAAGAACTTTGTTAAATAATTGCATAGAACCTGAACTTGGATTACATATATTAAACCAAATTAAATAGACCTATAGAACAAAATAAATAATATGTACAACAAAGAAAAAGGTGTAAAAGGCTATCAAGAAACAGTAGACAGACTCCAAAAGATTATAGACGACCCAAATACTCCGCAAGGGGTGGTGCAAAACACTAAAAACAATCTACACGAGGCAAAACGATTCCTTGAAATTGCAAAGCGTGAAGACTACGAGAAAACACAAAAAGTTTCAGTTTATGGTAGTGATGATTATGTTGGAGCAACTGCTGGTAATACTTCGTTCTATTTTGGCTATGAAGTCACTAAATGCCCTATTAAATCTCATAAAACAGAAGATGATTGCTACGAGAAAGACTGTGACAAAAGAGAATGGGTATTCCAAGTGGAAGTAGATGACAAGGTAGTATTTGAGATGTTAGACAGCGAAATATCTTACCCAGAAGCAGACGAAATAGAAAGAAAACTAATTATAGGGATGGCACACTACATTAAGTCTTTACCAACATTAAAATAACTAAGATTTTTAACCTATAGAACAAAATAAAATAATATGAAAACATTATCACATCTACAAAATGAGGCTATAGAAAGATTTGAGAAACAATTTGCTTGTGTAAAAGATGTGAGAAATTAAACGTAGACCACCTAGGTGAATGTCCTTTTAAGCAAGAAGACTGGGAAGCAGAGTTTGGTAAATTGTTTGATGATATGCAGAGTGCAGACGCACCAGATGTTCAAACAATAATAAAAGACTTCATCAAACCTTTACTCTCCACACAAGAGGAGAAGATAAGGAAGGAGGAGACAGAGAAATTTATTAATATCTATGACAAGGCAATAGAAACTATATTTTGGACTTTCTCTGAAAACGGAAAATCAAGAGCCTATCCTGGTATTTTCCAGCAAGATGTTCTAATTAAACTTAGAAAAGAATTACTAAATAACCTATAAACAATATGAAACCTGAAAATGTAAAAATAATTCAAATCTGCATAGAACCTTATTCTTATTTTGAAAGTAATGGTAGTTCTTATAAAGAACGGAGAGAGGGGCGTTCGTTTTACGGATTAGGAGATGATGGGTTCATCTATCGGTATGGAGAACATTATAAAGACGGCCACTCTATGGAAAAAACTTTGGGGTGGAAATTACAAAAATAAACTCAATTAAATAAACAATATGAAGAATAATGAAATGCTAAGTTATCTAGCAAAACTTATAGTGGAACTAAAAAGAATACCTTCAGGAGAAGAACTTGCTATGACTACAAACTATTCAATGGAAGATAAAAATTGGGGTATTTTATTTCAAGCACTTAATCTTATACACAAGTTAAAATAATATGATAATAGCTTTAACTGGTTACAAACAGAGTGGAAAATCTGTAGCTTCTAAATACCTACAAGAAAAATATGGATTCAAACCCCACAACTTTAAAGATGCTCTAATAAATGAAATTAAAACCTACTTCCCAGACTTTGTAAAAGCAGAATGTGAACTATATAACTGCGACGTAGATTACCTCTTTGAGAAAAAACCAGGACATATCAGACAACTCATGCAGAACTTTGGAACAGAACTGAGAAGAAAAGAAGAGCCAAATTATTGGACTTATAGGTGGAATGTTGATAGGATAGAAAAAAATATTGTGGTAGATGACTGCAGGTTCTTAAATGAAGCTAAAACAATAAAAATCTGTGATGGAATCATTATTAAAATAATTAGAACAGGACAAGAAAATAAAGATTTACATCAATCAGAACAAGAATTTAATAAAATAATACCAGATTATACAATCGAAGTAGCAACAGGTGAACAATATAAATTATACGAAGAATTAGATAAAATATATGAAACTTTATGTTAATTAGTACAACAACATTACTTATAGCCCTAAACCTCGCCAGAAAACCAGAAATACCCCTTAAAAACGATCTTATTTTAAATAAGGTAGCAGAACAAAGGTGTAAAGAAATGAAAGTATGGTCACATAATGGTTGGTTAAACTACACTCCTAAAATCTTTAAAAAAGGCTACTACTATGCAGGAGAAAACCTAGCCAACGGTTTTTACAACGCCACAAGTACGATAAAAGCCCTAGAAGCAAGTCCAACACACTATTTAAATAATCATTCTAAAAACTATACCCATGTAGGTATAGCAAATTGTAATAACAAGGTCGGCAATATAACCGTAATTATTTTTGCAGGTAAATAATATATGAAATTAATAACTAAAGCAGGTTGTCCAAGATGTGTAAATATTAAAGAATATCTTAAAGAAAACAATATCTCTTATGAAGAAATATACGTAGAAAACCCTACTGATCTAGATGTGTACAGACAAATGCTCATAGATAATGACAGACCCCTAGGCTTTCCTATTCTAATTAAAGGCAGTGAGATAATTAATGGAGAGACAGAAGTTATAATAGAGTGGTTAACTAAACAAAATAAAGAAGAAAGTATCTATTCTTGGGGAAGATAATTGACAAACCCAACTAAATTGTAGTAAACTAAATATAGAAATAATCGGTGGAATTATGCATACAACATTAACAGGCCTAAAAGAGGCTTCTAAATATTCAACAATGGAATTAACACCTCAACAACAAGATTTATTAAGATTTTACCTTGACCCTAAGTCAGCCACTTTTAGTAATATGTTACAGAGCGCATTAAAGGCAGGGTACTCTCAAGAATACTCAGAATCTATAGGATATCAAAACCCAGACTGGCTTGCAGATGCTATTGGAAAATCTCGGAAGACAAAAATTGTAGAGAAAGCAGAAAAAAACCTAGAAATGGCATTAGATGGATTATTAGATGACCCAGAAAAAGGGGGCAAACCTTTACAGTATAAAGCAACTGAGTTCTCCCTAAAGACACTAAAGAAAGAAGAATATAGTGAGAGACAAGAAGTAACAGGGAAAGATGGAAAAGACTTAAACATTACCTTTGATTCTGCTTTTAAAGATAAATAAACATGCTATTACATGATAACCAGAAAAGAGTAGTTTCTAGTAGAGCCAGATTTAAAATATTAAGAGCAGGGAGAAGAGCAGGGAAATCAGCTTTACAGATAGAGGACATGAGTTTTACAGCAGTATCTAAAAAAGATTCTCCTGTATTTTATATTGCCCCGACTCAAATACAAGCTAGAGCTATTATTTGGGAAGCGTTAAAGAGTAAACTAGCCACTATCAGTGAAGTAAATGAGAGTAGACTAGAAATGAAAGTGCCCACACAAGATGGGGGATTTTCTATTATTACAGTAGCAGGGTGGGAAAACAGGGAAAACTTTCGTGGGAGAAAAGCTAAGAAGATTTACTTTGATGAGTTAGATACAATGAAAGACTTCTTTATAGGGTGGCAAGAGATATTCAGACCAGCTTTAACAGACCTAAAAGGAGAGGCTATGTTTTGTGGTACTCCTAAAAAAGAAAACCCCAATCTTAAAAGGCTAGAAAAGATAGCTGAAACAGATAGTGATTATGAAGCTTTTCATTTTAAGACAAGCGATAACCCTTTTATCCCACCAGAAGAAATACAGAAAGCCAAAGAAGAATTAGACTACAATACTTTCAAACAAGAGTATCTAGCAGAGTATGTAGAAAATCAAGGCTCACTATTTAAATTTACAGCTCTGGTAGATGTATTTTCAAATACCATTACAAAAGATGAGGCTAAATACTTACTTGTAGATATTGCAGATGATGGAGGAGATAAAACTATATTCTCATTCTGGGAAGGCTTAGAAGAATACAGAAGAGAAGAGTTTAGTAGTTTAAATACTGAAGCCATTATACAAAAGATTAGAGAGTATCAAATGACAGAAAGAATACCAATGTCTAACACAGCTGTGGATGCCATAGGTGTTGGTGCAGGGGTTTCATCTTCATCGCTTTTAGATGGAATAATAGGATTTAAAAGTAGTTTTGCCCCAATTAAGACAGATGATAACATAGTATTACTTCCCAATGTTTCTTATACTAAGAATGCTAACCTTGTTTCAGATTACAGAAACTTAAGAAGTCAGTGTTTATTTACTTTAGCTGACCTTGTAAACAATCATAAGATAGCAAGTAAAGTAACTGGTAGACAAAAAGAAAACATTATAGAAGAATTACAACACTATCAAGACGTTTCAACTGGAGATGGTAAAAGAATGGCTACACAAACAGAAGATATTAAAGCTATAGTAGGTCGTTCGCCAGATAATGCTTCAACATGGATAATGCGTATGTACTTTGTAGTTATGAATAAGATAAACCCAAACAATAGTGAAGACAGACAAGTTATAGTAAACAAACTTATCTCACAATTCAAAAGAAACATAAGTAACTCTGACTCTAGAAGTAATAAATAATTTGACTAGTTTTAGTAATAAGATATACTTTATTACGGCTGATAAACGGCTAGTCTTGCACCTTTCATTCTACCTACTTGCAAGGCGGGTAGAGTAAAAGGAAA